GCCGGAGCCGTCAGTGATGATGGTCTTAACGGAAGGGTTGATAGCTTCTACTGCCGCTCTTTGTACATCAAGGGAAATAGGTCGGGCTGTTTCCAGAGACAGAATATAAAGCTTGCTTCCGATGAATTGCGGTTTTCGGTAAGCTCCTTCGGATATTCGGATAGTTCTTTCATATGTCCTCGTCCTCCAGCCAGTCAGAAATGTCCTTGCCTTTCGGGGCGGAAGTATTTGAGACTGCAATTGAAACAGGGGGCAGCTCTGTAATATGTTCTCTCTTTTCGGATTGCAGTTTTGCTTTGTATTCTTTGTTGATATCGTTTATGTTGTTGGCGATTATGGCGAATATGTATGCAATTTTTCCCGCTTCATTTCTGAATTCTTTATTGGTTGTGTAGTATATAATGCTGTTTTTCGTTTTTTCAATTGTTGCAAGTATTACATCGTTGCTGTAAAAGCTAAGCTCGTTGAGCTTGGTTTGTATGTAGGGCGGAAATTTCTGACCGTCCGTATAATTCAGAAAATCTTTTGCTATTATTGAGATTATGGCTTTTCGGGTATCGATCTCATGGCGGTATGCGTCATATACCGCCTGAGATTTATAATAATGACTGCCGATTTTTACAAAAGTGTCATTGGTACCCGTTTCGCCTGTTACATAGCATTTTACCTTTCTGCTCATAGTTAAGCCAGTACGGCAAGCACAGATTCAAGTGCTTCTGTAGGAACTTCAACGTCCTTGAAATTGCTAAGACCGACCTTCTGCATCTGAATCTTTACAGCTGCCTGTATGGTATCCGAAGCTTCGGTGAATTTAGTTTTGATTTCTGCAATTATTTCTTCATTGCGGTCAATGTTCACCTTGTTGGACTTGGCGGATTGCGAAAATGCAATACCGCTTTCAGCTCTCTGAGATTCCTCAGCCTGCTTCTGCTTCTTGATTTCCTTATCGGAAAGAGGCTTTACCATTGAGGACTTGACTCCATTTTCAAAAGCATCGATGTAGTTTCTTGCTCCGTATTCGCACTTATCGACCATACCTCTGAAACGTGAGCCGCAATCTACAAAACCATCATCTCTGAAATGCATATAACGCTTTGTGCCTGTGATGATGCCATTTTCTATGGTCTTATCAATGGAAATTGTCATAATTACATCAGCCTTATTTGCAAAAATGCCGTCATAATCAGAAGAAAGATTAGATGTGAGCTGCTGATATTCGTCGCCGTTCTTTTCCTTTACGTCCTTGAGCTTAGTATGTCCGATAAGGAAAATTCCATATCCTGCGTGTCTGAGGTCGGCAAGAAGATTATCTATAAGCTCTTCTACTTTCTTTCTGCCTGCTCCGTAGCCGCCGAGAGCCGCATTTAGTGATACTGCCGCTGTTCCACCATTTGCTTTCTTATGTATTCTCATAACTTCTACAATTGCAATTTTGATAAGCTCATCTACAGTATCGAGGCAAATAAGCTTGAAATTACGGTCTTTTCTGTTATCAATAAGGTCGTCCTTAATTTCCATGAGCTTTTCCCAGTTTTCAGCAGAAGCGGTATAGAGCTCATCAAGCGCATCAGCGCCGGTTTCATTACCTATAGCGATCTGAACACCGTAATCTGTCGAACCATACTCTTCAATAAGCAAATCTCTGAACAGAGTTGTCTTTCCACTCTTACGGACTCCTCTGATAAGATGAATGTAGCTTCCAATATCGCACTTTACCTTGTTCTTCTTATACTCTATTGCCATAATCCTTACGCTCCTTTATTAAAATAAATCCATTTCGTCGTCATCTTCGTTTTCGGCAGTTTCCTTTTCGGGCTTTTCCTTTTCCGATTTCTTGACTGCATCTTCAAGCTTCTCTTCCTGTGCGTTGGGCACATAAATCTCTTCCTCGAATTCGGACATCTTCATATCAAGGTCGATGAGTCCGTCTGAAAAATCGTCTCCCTTGCCCATATCACGAAGTACGGGTTCAAAAAGGCGGAACTCATTTATCTTATCGCCAACAATATTACTCTTGGGTTTGAAGTCTTCCAGCTCTCTGATTCCCAGATCCACCTGCTGCTTCTGCTTTTCGGTAAGCATATCATAAGTGAAATCTACAGTTTCCGCACCTCTTACAAGCACTACTTCCCAAGCCATATGCACCATATTCTTATTTGCAATATCTACATACTCCATTTTATAATCATAGAGTGCCTTATGCTTTTCGTTTTCCAGATTATACTTTGAAGCATTGAACACAAGCTGCATAGGAATGTATTTGTTCTGCTCGTTTGCATTTATGTACTGATTGATATAGCCGTTAAGGAATATCTTCTTATCGGTCTTGAAATCCGCCTTATCTACGCTTTCCTTATTATAGTAGAAATCGAGAGTGAGTCCCAGTCTGTTCTTTCTGTCCTCTTCTGCGGCATAGACATTCTGAATACGGAATTTGTCATAGTATGTACCCTTGGAGTAGGACTTTGAGTATGTACCTGTTACGACTACCTTACCCTTATATTCGGGAAGCGCATCTGCGAGATACTTTATCATATCGTACTGAGTTATAAACTCACATCTGCCGCCGAAATCGTCGCCGAGATTTACAATATACTTCTTGAAATTCGCTACGGTTTTAATAACGTCGGGGTCGAGTCTGTCTGCCCACGCAATTTCTATCTTGTTATTATCGGTATCCATTGTCTTAATGGTATCTGTGGGGCTGTCTGCGGATTCTACGAACGCCATATTGGTATCGCTTTCCTTGATTCCAAAGTTAAGACTTGTAATACGGATTCAGAAGCTCTTTTGCTCTGCGGATAAGAGCTTTCACATCTTCGCAGCTTTCGCTTTTATATGGTCTTACCGTATCGTCAAGGTCATATGCGATTATGAGGCGGTCGTGTTCAAGATAGGCATCTGTGAGTCTGTTGAATAAAAAATTCTCTTTAAGAGCATCATCTCTCATCAGAAGTCACCTCCGTGAAGAATATTTCGGATTTCGGACAAGGACTGCTCTCTGAGCATTTTACCGTTTCTGAAAATCGGTTCAAGCTCATTTACTGTGGCATCTGCTCCTGATACCTGTGCTTCTTCCCACGTTCTGCCGTCGGCATATATGAGATTATCGCCATTCTTCACAACAACACAGCAGCCTTTCTGCGACTTCTTGAAACCGCCGTCTTTGGGATTCTTGAAAATCGGATAGGGCTTACCGTCGATTTCACAGTAGGTAGCTTTGATACAAGAGCTGAATGTATCTCGTGTGAAGGGTTTAAGAATTCCGTCTTCTTCTACGCACTGGAATGAGAAAGAGCCTACGCCTAAGACTACATTTGAAGTTGCGAATCCGTTTTCCGCAAGTATCTGATAGATTTTTTCGCATCTCTGAATGGTGATACTGTCGCCGTAGATTGCCTTTACGTGAGGGTCAAGCACCTTGTAGCCCTTAGAGTTGACCGTTCCGCCGAATATATCCCATAATCTAAAAACGGTTTTTGTAACTACCTCAACGCAGTCACCCGAATCTCCTCGCATAAGCATACAGCCATCGTGTGCAAGAATTTCAGATTTGAGCTTGGGAAGGATATTATCTATCACATTCCAGTAGTCGTAACTGTCAAGGACACAGGAAAAGCTCGTATTGGGATATATCTCTGTAAGAAGTCTTCTGATGAGCGTTTCTTCATCGCCGTCAACGGCATAGTTACTGCACATTACTGAGTGCTCTGTACTCGGAGAGCCGAATGCTACAAGGTCGGTTTCACAGTTGCAATTATAATACTTCTCCAGATATGGAATTGTGGGAACGGTTGCTGTATTCAGAAAAGACAGACACCAGCCAGCTCCTGCTTTGATTGCCGATTCTACACATTCCTCGCCTCTGAAATCGAATGCTCCCAATGCTCTTGAACGGATCGACTCGTCGCTGGTAAGGTCATAATAGCGATTTACGATTTGCCTGTAGGTATAGCCTACTGTTGCGGCAAGCATAGGATGCCATATTTCTGCGGAAATCAGACTTTCGAGTGACTGTGGGAGCCAAGCAAAATCGGGGTGGGTATTTGTAATTC